CTATTAATACTAGATGAAATTTTTGATGGTAGTTTAGATGGTCAAGGTACAGATGATTTCTTTAAGATTATAACTCAACTATCAAAAGAAAATATCTTTATTATATCACACAAAGGAGATATAATGTTTGATAAATTTACAAATATAATTAAGTTTGAAAAATATAAAAACTTTACAAGACTACAACAAGCATAAGGAGAAAATATGGGCAGTACTCAAAAAAACGTGATGAAAAAACCTAAACAAAACATGACTAAAATATCGGCTAAAGATAATAAACAAAGTCCGAAATACGAGGAGAAAGTCAAAGAAGAAGTAACTGAAACGGTTGTTGAACCTAAACATAAAGATTATAGTAAAACTAAAACATATAGTCTAATACCACCTAGGGATCCTAGAATACAATCAGCAATAGCACCTTTCAGTGATGATATGTTAAAGGAACATGGTCTTAAAGATAGAAAAGAATTAGCGGAACAGATGTTTGCTACTATGAGAAAATATGGTGGCATAGGTTTAACTTGCAATCAAGTTGGTTTACCTTTCAACATGTTCGTAATAGGCGACCACCCTCATATAGAAGATGGTTTAAAAATGGCATGTTTCAATCCTATGATAATCACACAAGGTGAGGAAAAAGTAGTGATGAAAGAGGGTTGTTTAACCTTTCCTTTTGTCTTTTTATCTATTACAAGACCACGTAAAGTTATTGTAAAGTACGAAGATGAAGATGGTAAACTACAAGAAGGACATCTAGACGGTATGATCAGTAGAGTATTCCAACATGAACACGAACACACTCTAGGTAGAAATTTTACAGAGGGACAGAGTAAAATGAAACTAGACTTGGCATATAAGAAAGCTGGAAAACAGATGAAAGCTTATGAAAAACATAAGAAAGCCATGGAAAAAGTAGATAATAGGATGATTCCATAGTAGGCTTGACATTGAGGAAAGTTTATGATAGGATTACATTATGACAGCAGTACCAAAAGAAGACTTTGATATACACGCCAAGCAAGATTTAGAAGGCGTTGAAAGAAAGTGGAAACAGTTTCAAGAAGAAAACGATATTGAGGCTCTTGAACAAGTAGACGAGAGAGTACTTACAGAAGCTATTCAAAAAGATTTGGGATACGTGTCAAAGATGACAGTACAAGAGTATACCCTATTTCAAAAGTGGCAAGAAGTACATAGAAAATTCCCTACAACCGAATCAACTACATTGTATGGTACTGAAAAAATACTAACATCACCTGAACAAAAAACTCAAATAGATACAGTTAGAAACAATATCTGGATTCCCGAATCACCTGAAGATTATGATAAGTTAGAACCTGTATTAGAATTTACAGATGACAGTACAAAGAATTTCAAAGGCAAAGCAGTAAGAACAGCCAAACTATCAGAGAACTGGAATACATTAAGAACTTTCTTATCTACTATGAAAAACAATAGTAATATTGGTAGACAATTATTCTTTAATGTAAATGATAATAGATCAGGTAAACATTTAGGTGTCATTTGTATATCTGGTGACTTCATGGATTTAACACCTAGAGACAGTGCTATTGGTTGGGACAGACAGAGTAAAACATTTGGTGGCATGATTAATCATACAGCAATTGGTTCTTCTATTGTACCTACACAACCATTAGGTTACAGTTATACAGGTGGTAAACTATTAGCATATCTATGTTTATCAGATCAGGTACAGAAATTATGGCACGACAAGTATGGCGACAAGTTAGTAGGAGTTACTACAACATCTTTATATGGTAAGGCGAAAGCAAATACTTTAAGTCAATATGATGGTTTAAAATATTGGAAACGTATGGGTTTCACTATGGGATCTGTTTCATATGAACCACAACCAGCAACTAAAAAACTAATTAAACAATGGTTAAAGAAAAACCATACTAGAAAATACTTTGAATGGTATGAAGCAACGAGAGCCAACGGTCAACCATTAAAAAGAGATCACAAGAATAGATCGTATATGTTTACTTATTCTAAAATGGGTATAGAAAAATCTTTAATCAAAACAGACCACGCCAGAGGTATCTATTTTGCAAGACTATTTGAAAACACTTATGAGTATTTAAGAGGTGAAGTAAAAGATGATGGTCTTATTAAACGATTCGATTCGTCTACAGAGGGATTAGTCAAAGTATGGAAAGAAAAACATGCTTCAAAAAGAATTAAAAACCTATTAGCAACTGATAGGTTCTCCAAAGAATCACACTTCTATGATGATTTGATATACTTGGATTGGGAAGAGTGCAAGGAAAAGTACTTAAATCAAGTCGGAAGATAACGAATCAAACAAGAAAATATAATGTTCTCATTATGTTCTTTCAATAAGCAAGTAACCACAACGAATTATATGGCTTGACTTTCCTGTCTTTTCCATATAGGATAAGTGTATATGAAAAATAAAACCACTACAAAAATTAGCCTTGATCAAAAAAGTCAACTTGCTAAACTTATCGCTACAGAGAATATATCAATTCAACATAACAATGTTAAGACAGCTTCATTTGATGTTAAGAATAGAGTACTAACACTACCTATCTTTAAAACTAAAAGTGTTGATGTATATGACATGTTAATCGCCCATGAGTGTGCTCATGCTTTATTTACTCCTTACGGAAAATGGGCTAAAATAAATGATGATGAGTTAAGAGCATACATCAATGTATTAGAAGATTGTAGAATAGACAAAAAAATTCAAACAAGATATGAGGGTGTAGTTAAAAACTATATCAATGGTTTTGATATCTTAAACAAAGCAAATTTCTTTGGTATTAAAAACAAAGATATGAACAAAGACTTTATGTTGATTGATAAGATCAACGTATTTTACAAGTCATCTAAAAGACTTAAAATTAATTTTACAACTGCTGATAATAAATGGTTAGCAAAAGTTAATTCTCTTACATCATTTACTAGTGTAGTTAAGTTAGCAAAAGAAATGTTAGCTTGGCAGAAAAAAGATATTAAAAACAAAGAAAAGGATTCAGATTTTTCTGGTAGTACTTTAGATAAGTTATATAAACTTGCTGATAAACATATCAAACCAGGTGAGTCTAAAGAAAAACAAGAAGAAAAAAAAGATGAATCTTATGCGGAAACTGAAAGTAAAGATGAAGTAAAAGAAGAAGATAACAAAGTAGAATCAAACTCAACTAATTCAGCACCTGAACACGGTAACGGTGCCGATGAGGGTGAAGATGGTTACAATTTAGATTCTAGAAAATTCATTGCTGTTACTGATCAAACATATCAAAAGAATACAGAAAGTTTAACTGATAGAACATGTGACTATAACTATGTTAATCTACCAGATGTTAATTTGAAGAAAGTTATTATTTCTAATAAAACTTTTCTATCTGAAATGAGAGAATATATTGCTGGTGAAAAAAAGCATTATGCTGGTACACACGAATATTTAATGTGGTTAAAAAATGACTACAAAAAATATATCAAAGATAACATGAAAACAGTTAACTATCTTGTTAAAGAGTTTGAAATGAAAAAAAGTGCTACGGCATATAAAAGAGCTAGTACTGATAAAACTGGTACTATTGATCCTTTAAAATTAAAAGATTACAAATTTAGTGATGATATATTTAAAAGATTAACTATTATACCTACAGAGAAGAATCATGGTATGATGATGTTACTTGATTGGTCTGGTAGTATGGCAAACGATCTTAAAAAGACTATTGATCAATTAATAAATTTAGTTATGTTTTGTAGAAAAATCAATATACCTTTTAAAGTATATATGTTTACTACTGAATATTCTTATAAACAAGGTTTAGATAAGTACAGTCAATCAACAAATAAATCTGTATGGAAATACAAATCTGGTGACATGTATTTAGAGAACTTTAATCTAGTTGAATTAGCAGATCATAAATCAAAGAAAAAAGATTTAGAAGAATCTTTAATGTATGTTTACAATATGGGTTCATGTTATGATCAAAGCGTTAGAAGTTCTTTCTGGAATAATGAAAAAGCTTATGAAGGTAGTAGATTTCATATGCCTAGTCAATACAATCTTGGTACTACACCTCTTAACGAAGCATTAGTTACGTGTCTTAAAATAGTTCCTATGTTTAAAAGAAAATACAACGTAGAAAAAATGACTTTCATTACCCTAACAGACGGTGGTGCAAATTATACAGGTGAAGCAAAAGTTATATTAGGTGAGAACGGTCTTACCAGAAAACATAAAGATGAGTGTAGAGTTGGTGCCGTTGATAAGAATGCACCATATGTACCAGTTAAAACAGTTATCAAAATTGGTAAAAGATCATATGTTAATGAGGACAGTAGAGAAGGACTTACCAATTTGATGTTAACATTAATTCAAAAAGAACACGGTATTAAAACAATTGGTTTCTATGTTCTTAAACAAATCAAGTGGTGGGATATCAGTAGTTATGTTAGACACTTTAAAAATTACGATCACAGAAATGATATGATGAATAGAATCAAAGCTACCTTTGCAAAAGAAAAAGCAGTACTAGTACATAACAAAGGTTACAATAAGTACTTTCTTCTTAATGGTAAATCAATGAAAGTTCAAAATGTTGATCTATCAGCGATTACAAATGATTCGAAAACTGCTTCAATTAAGTCAGTATTCAGTAAGAGTATGAAAGGAAGAATCACTTCCAGAACGGTATTAAACAAATTCATAGAGGAGGTTGCTTAAAAGGTAATGGTATCAACGCTTCTTTTAGGCTTGCTTTCTATGACAAATCCTGATAGGATAAAGGATAAAAACAACGTAACAAAAGGATAACACTATGTTAAACACTAAACAAACGCAATTCGTTGAACATGCTTTCGCAATGTTTAAAACAACAGAATTGACAGTAGACCAATTGAAGGAGGCAAACAAGAAATTTGGTTGCAAGTATGCTCCACAATGGTTAATCAAAAATAAAGATTACAAATTAGGAAAATCTTTGTTTAAACTACCGGTAGACGGAGAAGATATTTCTACTCCTGTTGTATCGCCAGTTAAAAACAAAAAAACGGCAGTTGCTGAGGAGATTAAATCAGAAGCCGCTTATATTGTTTCATCTTTAGTAGGTGATATTGTACCTAAAAAAGATCCAATATTTGTTCCATTTGGTAACTACACAGATGTGAAATCTATTATTAAATCTAATAGATTCTATCCCATTTTCATTACAGGTTTATCTGGTAATGGTAAAACAATGGGTGTAATTCAATCTTGTGCTGAAGCCAAAAAAGAAATGATCAGAGTTAACATAACAATTGAGACCGATGAAGACGATCTTTTAGGTGGTTACAGACTTAAAGATGGCCAAACTGTTTGGCAAAACGGTCCTGTGATTGAAGCAATGGAAAGAGGCGCTCTTTTATTATTAGATGAAGTTGATTTAGCTTCTAATAAAATCATGTGTCTACAACCAATACTTGAAGGATCAGGTGTTTATGTTAAGAAAATTAACAAGTTTGTTAAACCAAAAACTGGATTTAATATCGTTGCTACTGCCAATACAAAAGGTCAAGGTAGTGAAGATGGTAAATTCATCGGTACAAACATTCTTAATGAAGCTTTTCTTGAAAGATTTCCTGTTACATTTGAACAGAAATATCCAAGTGTTGCTATTGAGAAAAAAATATTAACAAATACATTAAAGGCGGCTGGTAAAACAGACGCAGGTTTCATCACAAAGCTTACAACGTGGGCAGATGTGATTAGAAAAACTTACTTTGATGGTGGTGTTGACGAGATTATCTCTACAAGAAGATTAGTCCACATAACTCAAGCTTATGCTATATTTAATAATAAAGTAAAAGCGATTCAGATGTGTACTAATAGATTTGAAGATGATACAAAAAATTCGTTTGTAGAGCTATATACCAAAGTAGATTCTGGTTCAAGTGTTGAAGACATTATGGAACAAAATAGACAGGCAGATTTAGTTCAACAATCGGATCTTGGCGAAGACCAAGACGAATCAGACGATGACTCTGATTCAGACAGTGTCTAAAGCTTAGTGTAATCCTTGTGGGTGGTGTAGTGGCCACCCACGTTATAAGAGGATAAATTAATCACTACAGAAAGGAATAATAAATTGTCAAGAGAAAAAGTAATAGAAGTTAGAAATAATAATATAGAACAAGCATTACGTGTGATGAAAAGAAAATCTATTAAAGATAACTTTTTAAAAGTGTTCAAAGAAAAACAACACTTTGAAAAACCATCAGATAAGAAAAGACGTAAGCAAAAAGAAATGATTGCTAATGCAAAAAAGAACAAGAGATTAAGAGAAAAATTTTTATAATTTAGTTATTTAACGCTTGTGTTTGATATATATATTATGGTTGAGGCTGCTCGTAAGTCCTTAACAGCGTTAAAAAAGAAGCATATAGTGGGCTTCTTTATGGTGTTTTGTTAGTTTCACCTATAAAAAAAACTAACACTTATAGATATTCACTAGGGAACTGGTAGGGATCCTCAGCCTAGTGAATTTCTATAAGTAGGGTTGTATATTAATATAACGTACTTATATATAAGCCAGATATACATTAAGGCAGTAGCCGTATATTTGAAGAAGACAAACTAACAGCCAGTAGGCAAAGGAGATAGTATGAAAGCATACTTTGACTTGAATAAGTCGTTAAAGGAATGTCCACCTAGTGTGATATATAAAGACACAAAAGGTTATACATTTAAAAAGAGAATTATAACAAAATTAAAAAATATAATTCCTAAATTAGAAAATCAAATAAGAACCCATTTAGTTAAACAATCAAACGCTACACCAATTGCTCGTAGTTTTGAGGCTATAGGTTGGTCACACGACAAAGCACCAATAGCCGTATCAGTTAATCCTGATAATGATGAGTATTTTAACCTAGAATGGGGATTTACCAGAACACAGGCAGCTTCTATGAAAGAATGGGAAACCATTATTGTAGATGTAGTTGAACCAGCAGGCAAACCTGTTGATGTTTTTGTTGATAAGTTTTTATCCAATAAGCATTTAGGTGAGGCACATACGCCAAATACAAAAGAGGATATTGTGAATGGTGTTCTTAAAGCTGTTGAGTCTGATATGATTAAAGATGAAAAATCAGAGGTGAAGAAATGGATTTCAAGGGTTACTCCTGAAATGACTGAAACTGATAGAAGAAATATCTATAAGTCTTATAAAACTCAAAAATCATCAAACGGTCCTGTTAGAACTTGGCACCAAGGTACAGGTTTAAACTCTGTTAAAGAATATGCAGAAAAAAACAATATACCTTATTCAGGTGATAAGAACTTTGAAAAAACAGGTAAGTTGGCTTTTGTAACTCATTATTCAACTTTAAAATCAGTTATTGGTGACTGTAAACAAACTTATATGGAATATGATAAACAGCATCCGGTAAGTATCATAGGTTACATTGACGAACCTAAAGCTGCACCAGCATTATACTCTCAAAGAGAAGAATGGAATGAAAATGCTCAGAAATATATTGATACTGAATGTGAGTGGATTCAACAAATAGCTAAGTTAGCAGGTACTGATATTGATTTAGATAAGATCAAAAAGATTTTACCCATTAAACTAGGTGGTTTTTTGTGGCAAAATCAGAAACCAGATAATAATAATGGTGGTGAAACTACCGAATCTGGAGTAGTTGGTATTAAAGGACAACATATCAAACTATAAATAAACTAAAAAAAAGTGGAAGGGAGCATTGACTTCCTTCCTCTTTTATTATATAATGAAACTATATTATGATTAAGATACCAAAAATAACATTTAAAACTAGAGTTGGTGACCTGACCGAATCAGGAGAATGTAACTTTGAAAGCGGAAAATGGGTTGATGTAACATCAGCTAATCTCTTTGACAATAAAAGAGTTGTTTTGTTTAGTTTACCAGGTGCTTTTACACCTACATGTACATCACAACAACTACCTGGTTATGAATCAAGTGCAAAAGTTTTTAAGATTTCTCACAACATAGATGAAGTTTATTGTGTTTCAGTAAATGATTCGTTTGTGATGAATGCGTGGGCTCATGCTTCAAATATAAAAAACGTTAAGATGATACCAGATGGTAACGGAGAACTAACAAAGGCATTAGATATGTTAGTTACCAAAGAAGCCATTGGTTTTGGTTATCGTTCTTGGAGATATGCAGCTATAATAAATGACGGTGAGATAGAGAAAATGTTTGTAGAACCTGGTAAAGAGATCAACGATTCTTCGGATCCGTATGGTGTTTCTTCTCCAGAAAACGTTTTATCTTACTTACAAGTGAAAGAAATTAAGGAGTCAGTTTAAGGCTTGACTTTTTATTTGATCTGTAATAGGATCAATAATGCGGATATAGTATAAAAGTATTATGAGAGATTTCCAATCTTTAGAACTAGGGGCAGTACCTGGTATCCGCTCCATTAATAATGAAAAGGAGTGAATGATAATGAATTTATCAACTAATACAATTGCGTTACTAAAAAACTTCAGTGATATTAACATGAATATTTTAGTAAAGCCAGGAAATAAGTTACAAACTATTTCCAACATGAGAAATATATTAGCAGAAGCTGATATAGAAGAAAAATTTGATAGCGAGTTTGCTATCTATGATCTACCATTATTTTTAAGATCACTAGACTTGTTTCAAAGTCCAGAGGTTAAATTTACTGGCAAAGGTTACTGTCTTATCGTGGATAAGAAAACTAAAAAAGAAGTTAAGTATTACTTCTCTGATCCATCTACAGTATTTAAACCTAGTAAGATAAACATGCCAGATAATCATGTTACATTTACTTTGAAAAAAGATGACTTTGCTGAGTTACAAAAAGGTGTTACTACTTTAAACTTACCAGATGTTGCCGTTATAGGTGATGGTAAAAATATTAAACTAGTTGCAACTGATAAGAAAAACAAATCATCTAACGAAGTATCTACAACAATTGGTGAATCAGACATTAAGTTTAATGCTTACTTTAAGTCAGAAAACTTTAAGATGATACCAGATGATTATGATGTTGCAATATCTAAAGCTAAGATTTCAAGTTTTATTTCTAAAGCAAAACAAGTACAGTATTGGATTGCATTAGAACCTGATTCGGAGTTTTAAGTGGACGATCCATTTGTGAACTCTAATCTTCAAGTTGAAGAAGATCAAGATAGTACTGTTGAAAGTATTAAGCTTGAAACTAGAGAACATCACCAATCTACACATTATATAAACAGAGAAATACCCTTAAAGGATATTATTGAGGAGTTTGGTACTATAACAATCTTTGAAAGAGGATTAGAACTAGCAACCAAAATAACTTCTTCCGATGACCTTGACGCTGATATGAAATTATCAGATAGAGTTTCGGATTTTATCCAAGAGTATGACTTTGAAAGATATGTTGATGAGTGGACTACTAGAAAAGGTGGTTATGAAGTTGATGAGGAGATCGTTAAAAAGTTTTCTCTAACAAGTGATAGATAATGAATAAATTGGAGTATATATTATGGCAGATTTCTTATGGGTGGAACAATACCGTCCAAAGACTATTGAAGATTGTATCTTACCAGAAGATACAAAGAAAACATTTTTAGAATTTTTAGATAAAAAAGAATTACCTAATATGTTATTAACTGGTACTGCTGGTACCGGTAAGACAACTGTAGCACGTGCATTGTGTGAGCAGTTAAACCTAGATTATATCATAATCAATGGTTCAGACGAGGGTCGTCAAATAGATACATTGAGGCATAAGATTAAGAACTTTGCCACTACAGTATCATTCAATACAGAATCAAAACACAAAGTTGTTATCATGGATGAGGCAGATTATATGAACGCTGAGTCTGTACAACCTGCATTAAGAGGTTTCATTGAAAGTTTTTATAACAACTGTAGATTTATATTCACTTGCAACTATAAGAATAAGATAATACCTGCTTTACATAGTAGATGTACTGTTATTGATTTTAAAGTTACCAATGGTCAAGTAAAGAAAACGGCCATGTCTTTTATGAAACGTTTAGAAACTATTCTAAAAGAGCAAGAAGTTGAGTATGATAAGAACATCTTAGCTCAATTAATTGAAAAACACTACCCAGACTTCAGGAGAACTATTAACGAATTACAAAGGTATTCAGTACGTGGTAAGATTGATAGTGGTATACTATTCAATTTGAAAGAAACGGACTATAAAAACCTGATGTCCTATCTACATAAAAAAGAATTTGATAATATGCGTAAGTGGGTAATACAGCATTTAGATATGGATGCCACTGATTTATTCAGAGGTGTGTATGATCATTTATCAATTAGTTTAGATCCTAAATCGGTACCTCAAGCAATACTTATTATTGCTGGTTACCAATACAAGGCTGCTTTTGTGGCAGACCATGAAATCAATGTAATTGCTTGTTTGACCGAGATTATGGCAAATTGTAAGTTTAAATAAGTGAACGTATAAATAAGATAAAAAATGAATTATATCATTTATAATATTAAAGATAAAGAAAGAAAAGACAAGTGGCCAAGAGAACAATATTTAGGACAATTATAGTTAAAATGAGAATGTGGTATGCAGATATACGAGGACATCATGGAAAACGTTGGGATTATGAACCTGGCGATTGGTATATGGGCAGACATAACAAACGAAAGTAGAAAGGTTTCGCCCTTTTAGCTCAGCTGGTAGAGCAACTGATTTGTAATCAGTAGGTCATCTGTTCGACTCGGATAAAGGGCACCAGAATTATATTATGTACGAACTAAAAGATTATCTAAAAGCAATTAACGAGACCAAGGTCAATTTGTTGAATACAACAGATCAAGCCTGGACTAAAAAATACCCACCATTTATAATAAACAAGTGTTTATCTATGTTTTGGGATACACTTCCACATGCCAATGAAATGAATGGTTATCACTTCTTGGACAAGGATATACAGTTTCAATTTTTACTAAATAGTGTTAGAACAAAGAAGCGGTTTGGAGGCAAGTGGATCAAAAAACAAAAACTGCATGATTTGGAAGTTGTAAAAGAGTATTATGGTTACAGTAATGAAAAAGCGAGAACAGCCTTACAAGTACTTACACCAGAAAATATTATTAAAATTAAAGAAGCCTGTAACAAGGGCGGGAGAACTAAATGAATGAAGAAGTAACTTGGACACAAGAGAGTATGTTAGAGGTAACCTTGAAGCAACCAGACGATTTCCTAAAGGTAAGAGAAACATTAACACGAATTGGTGTTGCAAGTAGAAAAGATAAAACTCTTTTCCAATCATGTCATATTTTACATAAGCAAGGTAAGTATTACATAGTACATTTTAAAGAGTTGTTTGCCCTAGATGGTAAAAAAGCAACCTTAATAAACAATGATATTCAACGTAGAAATACAATAGCCGTTCTATTACAGGACTGGAATTTAATTGATATTGTTCTAAAAGAGACAGCAGTATCTAACAAAGCACCATTATCACAAATAAAAGTTTTACCGTTTAAAGAGAAAAAAGAGTGGATATTATCTGCTAAATATAACATAGGTAAAAAAATTGTTAAGGAAAATGGTCAAGATGAAAATACCAAAGTTTAGAGACTACATAACAGAGCAAGATAATAGTCGTGATGAAGACAATATCACGGTTGCTATTCTTACTATAAACGATTCAGATAAACCTAATAAGGATTCAACTGTTGAACTTATAGAAAAAGCATGTAAAAAGAAGAAGATAGAATGTATTATTGTAAATACTAAATCAGCAATTATCACAGACAAAGACGAAGAAAAGAATACCCTTACAGTTTATAATTACGATGGTAAAGATGGTGAATACACCTTTACAGGTAGAGATACACTTTGTATAACAAGAGCAGGTGCAGTAGAAGACGAAGCTGGTCTTTCTTTAATATCTGCCTTTCAAAACTCGTCAGCATTTATGGCTAACACAAGAGCTGCGATGTTAACTTGCGATAACAAACTTACGTCTGCTTTACTATTTGAAAAATTTGGTATACCTACACCTACAACATCTTTTATATCAAACGAAAAGAATATAAAAGCAGGACTAGATAAGGTTGGTGGTAAATTTCCTATAATCTTAAAGACATTAACTGGTACACAAGGTATCGGTGTAATCAAAATAGAAAGTTATGAGGGTCTAGTTGCAACAGCACAAGCAATGTGGAAACTAGAGTCTGAACTTTTGATACAAGAATTTATGCCTACGAAGTTTGACGTTAGAACTTTTGTGGTAGATAACAAAGTTATTGCATGTACAAAAAGAGTACATAGTAGTTATGACTTTAGATCAAATACACACAGAGGTGCTGAAGCAGAACCTTACATATTAAGTGAAGAAGAATATGAATTGGTTTTAAAAACTGCTAGAGTTTCAAAAGCATATATGGTAGGAGTTGATCACATAGTATTTAATAATAAACCATACATTTTAGAAATCAATGGTAGTCCAGGATCAGGTGCTGATTACGAGGGTTACCAATATAAAGATTACTATTCAGTAGGCGAACCATCTGGAAGAATAGATGGTGAAAAAATGATGGAGTTTTTAGTTGATTATATTTCAGAAAGAAAACATTGGGATAGACAAGCACTTTTAGAATGTGGTTGGCTTGAGACAGTTGAAATAGAGGGCATTGCTAAAGTTAGAGCTAAACTTGATAGTGGTAACGGATCAAAAGCATGTGCTTTACATGCCGATAAAATTTTAGAAAAAGATGGTAAAATTGTAAAATGGAAATATGACGGTAAGATTTTTAGTAAACCTAAACATGGTGTAAGTAAAATCTTTAGAGCAAATGCTGAGGGTGAAGAACCATCTGAAATTAGACCTACAGTATTATTAGATATTACATTTAATGGTTTCACATATAAAGATATAGAAGTTGGATTAGATAGTAGACCTAGAGCTGCTTCAGACTTACTAGTTAATAGAGATTTAATGCGATTGATGAATGTCAGTATAAACCCTAATAGAACATTCGCCTTGAGCAAACGGTTAAAACCGATAGATAAAAAAGATTAGTCGTTGATAAGAAGACAATAACTATGCAGGACCTCGGTGCAATACCGAGCAACTCCACCATTAAACCAAAATTTATGGGGTTGAAATAGGATCGACTCGTAGGTAAAACTTCTAGGAGATTAATCGCTAACATCGTACTGTTAATTAAATGCTAACTCACAAGGTTTCGCATTAGCGGCTTAGTCCGCTAGGGGTTTGCCTGTACCTCGCAACAGAAACAGGCGCTTGACAAACCGCTAAATATATGATATATTATAACAATAAACAAAAGGAAATATTATGCAAGAAGTGAAAATATTAAGACTATCTACAGGCGAAGATGTAATTGCTAAGGTAGGAGAAAACGACCAAGGGGTAAGTTTAAAGAACCCATTTGTAATCATACCACAACAAAAAGCACCAGGACAACCAATACAATTAATGATGTCTTTGTACAATGCGTTTGGTAAAAGCAATACTATTACAGTAGCTAAAGATAAAATAGTCTTTATAACAGACCCTAAAGACGAAATCTTAAAATCATACGAGAACAATACAAGCACTATCATTGCACCAAAGCCAGGACTAATCACAGAGAATAAGTGATAACTGTTAACTTTATCAGGACAAACAACGAAAAAGTCCAAGTTAAAGTACCTGTTGGTTGGACAGTAATGGAGGCGGCTAAAGAAGCATGTCTAGATGAAATTCCTGCCAGTTGTGGTGGTTGTTGTGCCTGTGGTACATGTCACGTGTACGTAGGCAATGCCTGGATTGCCAAACTAGGTGAAATAGATTATAATAGTACTGAACAATGTATGTTAGAATACGAAGCTTCATACAAGAAAGGCATAAGCAGATTGAGTTGTCAACTACCATTAACAGAGGAACTTGACGGCATAACTTTACATTTACTAGATGATGAACTTTTATAAATCAGTTATAGAACATAGAGGCAAACTTCTTGTAAGAGGTATACACGAAGGCCAAGACTATAAAGAAAAGATAGATTTTGGTCCTACTTTATATTCTCTAACACAAAAAGAAAGTAAGTTTAAAACTTTAGATAATAGAAATCTAAACCCAATAAAATTCAAAGATATATCTGCCGCTAGACAATTCAGACGTGAAGTTGCAACTCAAAACTCTCCTGTATATGGCCTAGAACGTTATCACTATCAGTACATCAACGAACAATTTCCACAAAACATCAAGTGGGATAAAAAGTTTATTAAAATATTCACAATAGATATTGAGACTACAGTAACAGATGGTTTTCCAGATGTGGATAACCCTACTGAAGAAATCATTTGTATTACAGTTAAGAATCAAACTAACAAACAAATATTAACGTGGGCTAAAGGTGACTATCACACAGATAGGACAGATGTAACTTTCATTAAATGTAAAACAGAAAATCAACTCCTTATGGAGTTTATGAAATTCTGGTTAAAGAACTATCCAGATGTTGTTACAGGTTGGAATACTAAATTCTTTGATCTACCATACTTGATGAATAGAATTAAAATGGTTGCAGGTGAAAAGGTTGCAAACAAGATGTCGCCATGGGGACTTGTAGATAAAATTGAAGTCATGGTAAGAGGTAGACCACAAACCTCATATGTTTTAAAAGGTACCGTAATGTTAGACTATCTTGATTTATATAGATGGTTTATTCCTACTAGGCAAGAGAGTTATAAGCTAGACTTCATTGGTGAAGTAGAACTTGGTCAAAGAAAAAATGAAAACCCTTATCCAACCTTTAGAGAATTTTACGAGAAAGACTTTCAAAAGTTTGTTGATTATAACATACAAGATGTAGAACTTGTTGACGCTTTAGAAGATAAACTTGGTCTAATTGAATTAGCATTAACAGTTGCATATGAATCTAAAGTAAACTATGATGATATATTTTCACAAGTAAGAGTGTGGGATACTTTGATTGCTAATCATCTATTGGCAAAAAACATATGTATACCACCAAGAGAAGAACATAGTAAAGATACAAAATATGAAGGCGCCTATGTAAAAGACCCTACAGTTGGTCAGCATAAGTGGGTATGTTCTTTTGATATTAACTCACTATATCCTCATATCATTATTCAATACAATATTTCTCCTGAAAAGATAATAGGTCAAGATCCATCTGGTATTTCTGTAAACAAAATGTTGAAAAAAAGTTTAGACTTGTCACATTTAAAAAATGAAAATGCGTGTGTTACACCTAATGGTGCTAAGTTTAGAAACAATGGCCAAGGTTTCTTACCTGAAATGATGGAAACAATGTACAATGAACGTGTCATTTATAAGAAAAGAATGATCGCCGCTAAAAAACAATATCAGAAAACACCAACACCAGAATTACAAAGAGAAATTGCAAGATGTCATAACATTCAATGGGCAAGAAAGATTGCCTTGAACTCAGCTTACGGTGCAGTTGGCAACCAATACTTTAGATTCTATGATGTAAGACAAGCAGCTGCTATTACAACAGCAGGTCAATTCATTATTAGATTCATTGAAGAAAAGGTTAACACTTATATGAATACTATTTTAAAATTAAAAGATGAAGACCATCAAGATTATATCGTGGCTTCTGATACAGATTCAATCTATGTAACATTAGATAAGTTAGTAGAAAAAACATGTCAAGGTAAAGACAACGACCAGATATGTAACTTTATAGACAAAGTTGTTAACAGTAGACTAGAACCTTTTATTGAAAAATGTTTTGATGAACTATCTGATTATACAAATGCATTTAAGAACTGTATGGTAATGAAACGAGAAGTAATTGCCAACAAAGGTATATGGGTTGCAAAGAAAAGATATATGTTAAACGTATTAGATGATGAGGGTGTAAGACTTTCTGAACCTAAATTAAAGATCATGGGTATTGAGGCAGTTAAATCATCAACACCACAAGTTTGTAGAGGTAAGATTAAAGAAGCAATCAAAATCATTATGAATAAAGATGAAGATACTTTACAGAAATTCATTGCAGAATTTAAAACAGAGTTTAATAGTTTGTCTGCTGAAGCAATATCTTTTCCTAGATCATGTAACAATATTAAAAAGTATAGAAACCCAGCAACCATATTCAGTAAAGGTACACCAATACATGTTAAAGGTTCTTTAATATACAATCAAAAACTACGAGAACTTAAATTACATAAACAATATCCTTTCATCAAAGAAGGAGATAAGATTAAATTCTTAAAATTAAAAGAAGCTAATCCATTTAGATTTGATGTGATAAGTTATATTACAACTTTACCTGTAGAGTTCAAACTACAAGAATATATAGATTACGAAACACAATTTGAAAAGACTTTCCTTGACCCTATGAGATTTATCTTACAGGCTATTGGTTGGTCGCAAGAAAAGAAAGCAAGTTTGGATGCATTTTTTAGTTAGATGAAAAAATATATAGAAGACTTTTTTAAATGGGTTAAAGGTACTGAACTAGTTGAACTAGACGACATAGATGTATCTGAGGATCCTGTTAGACCTGAATTAACTTTAGGTTTTAGAATTACACACGATAGAAAGATACTAGGATTAAAATACGAAGATAAGATTATAGCAGTTGTTTGTATTGCAGTTTGTCCTGAAGTACCACATACTGTTAGAGAAATGGATTA